CTTCCAGTATCTATTGATTCGGCAAGACCAGTATCCAGGTTTGGTTTTATCATTTTTATCTTTGCAGTTATGTCTGTCGGCGAAAGCTTTCCTCCTGGCGGGGTCGTCTAACTTTACAGCTAAGTTCTGTCCACCGCTTTTTGCACCAAATTGCACTTTTACTACATTACCTTTATTGTTCTTTACATATACGTAAAATTTCTTGGAACCGCCTCTTTTAGGTTTATTAAGATCAACATCTTTACCTTGATATTCGGCTTCTATAAGGTTCATATTTTCGATTTCATCTCGAACCCATTCTTTTTCGTTTGGACCTAATTGACTATAATCCATTCCAAATTCTGAATTGGCTATTTCGTCTTCGAGAGAGTCGTAATCTTCTTCGGCAACCATAGGAAGATCTAAAGCTACTTTATTTCCTTCAAATACTCCATATTCTCCAATATCTGTTTCAGAAATAAGTTCTACATCAGCCGGAATTAGGTCTATTTGCTTGCTTTCATACAATTTACGTGCCTCAGCAAATAAATCTATAAACGCTTCCGATGAATAACGGTAAACGTTTTCATGTAATGCTAACCCATGTTTAAGGTGGTACTCTATACCAGGGGTAGAATAAATAATATCGGTTAGCTTAATCATTTGAAATCTCTAGAGTAGAATTTAGCAAGTATGTTGTCATTAATATACTCGTCATTATTTTCTAAAACTTCATATATAAATAGGTATTTACACTCAAAATAAGTAAGGTGTTTCTTATTGTTAACAAATTTAAGAATTTCTCTTTTAAAGTCCGACTCTTTACCATTTTTAACTAACTCTTTAATCTCTGCTTGAGATCCGTAATAAGTCTTCCAGTCTGATTCTTTTACTACTTTTTTCTTAGAAGGAGGCCGTCCGCCCATTCCTTTGGCTTTTCTTTCCTCTTTTAGTGCTTGTAGTTCTCTCTTTCCTATTTTAACATTACGTTCAAAATAAAGCACCTTCTTTCCTATATACTTTCTGTTAGACGGTAGGTGAGTGACCAAGTATATAAATCCATATGTATCTTGAGGCATTTCCTCAATACTCTCAATAACCTTTTCTTTAAATAACCACATTAAATATCAAATTTTACAACAAATGTCATATCGTTTGTTTTGGACTTAGGTATAGGCTGTCCTAATTTAGCTACTGCAATAAGTTCATGAGCATCATTATACAGCCCTACAGTAGTAACATAAGGACTAAATTCACTGCCAGTTACATTGTTAGCAGGCAATCCACCTGAGTATGAAATAGAACCTGATAATGCATTTTCAGATTGACAGGCAGAAGGATTAGAAGAAAATAAAAAATCTGAGGATAGCGTTTTGCAGTAATTATTAGATGTAAAAATAGGTTGAGTAGATTCAAAACTAGCTGTATAGTTGAAATCTCCTGTTTGAGCTAGTACTCCAACTAATCCGCTATCAGTAATAGAAATAACTCCATGCCTATATATTATGTCTCCAGCAAAGCTACCTGTATCAATAGAAGAAGTTAAGTAAGAAGGAATAATACCAGAACCGGATAATGCACCTTCACCGTTATCAGTTAACGTATATACGCTGCCAGAATAGTATGGTATTCCATTGCTCTGTGTAGCTGATGATGGAGAGCAGTTTGAGGGAAATAAAGTACCTCCATCGTTATCAACTTCAATAGCTGTTTTACCGTCCGAAAAAAATTCTGATCCTCCAACATATTCATTAGCAGGATCTGATGTGTCGGGGTGATTATATAATATCGTGTTTTGCTTTAATACTCTTTTAGTGCCGTATGCTACAACAGTACTTTGATTAGGATAGTCTGCACAGGCATCTACTGCGGTGTTACCTGTTCCAAGATTTACAAATTTATACACCGGTCTACCTAATGCTATACTAAAAGTAAAAGAACCGGGTTTTATGTGAGTCCCAACTATATCTTTTGGTATAGAAATAATAGAAGCAGATTCTGGTAGTATACGTGAACCTGAAAATAAAGAGGTGTCTAAATAGTGCTCTAATGAACCAGAAATTAAAATACCACTTTCATCATTAAAATCGTTGTAATACAGATGGTTTATACTTCTATAATTTAAAGCTTCATTATAGTCACTATCCGCTGGGAGTAGAGATCCGGTATCTCTTACAGCAGCTTCTACAGTTATTCCGTACTCACCGAATGAAGAACTATTAAACGTTCTATTTTTGTGGGCGTTGTAAACCGATATAAAACTATCTGTAGATCTTAATTTTTTAAAAGCGCTCATATTAATAAATATCAAATATCAAGTTTAATTGTAAACGTCATATCTGTATCAGTTGATTTAGGAATCGGTTGACCTAATTTAGCAACTGCAATTAGTTCTTGACTATCATTATAAAGTCCGATAGTAGTAACATAAGGTTTAAATTCACTACCTGATATGTTGTCAGCTATGTTTCCAAATTCGTCTTTTAATGATGATGGATTAAGAGAGAAGTTAAACTCTTCGTCTCTTACCTTACAAGTGTAGTTGGCTGTATATACTGGGTTAGTACTTTTCCAACTTAAATCAGGACTACTTAAATTAGAAAAATATTTAGCAAACTTTTCTTCAGTAAATATAGCTAATCCGTGAGTATAAATCAAGTCTCCAACGTAATCACCTTCAGATGCTTCTAAAAATCCGGTTTCATTAGCTATAATCCTACCTTCACTATCCTCGATTATAGAACCAGTAGGTTTATTCTCTATATACTCTCCACCGGCTGCTATAGTTTCTAACACATAGTTACCTTCATCTTCTATGTAACTATCACTTAATTTTCCAGAAGAGAAAGAACCAGGAAAGATTCCTGTACCTACCACATTTCTTTTTAAAGAAACTACACCTACTCTATCACCTAAATTTCTAGAACCGGAATGATTAAGTGAAGATTGGAGATAATTCTCAAAAGAACCGGTTAAAAATAAACTACCTGAGACGTTATTACTATAGTATAATTCTTGAATACTTCTATAGTACAGTAATTGTTCAAATGAGTACGGTTGGTATCTTAATGACTCCTTAAAGGTGTATCCGGGATATATTAGTGAACCAGATGTCCCAGGATTAAAACTTACCTGATCGGCAACATTACTACTACCGGAAGTATAAAAAGACTTCTTAGCAAGATGAGATGTTATAAATACATCTCGCCGATCTAGTTTTTTGAAGGCACTCATTCATTAGTAGTCTAACTTAATTCTTACTAGTGCTTCTTTTGTAGAGTTTTTAAGTAAAGGTCTAGATAATTTAGCTACAGCTAAAAGGTCTTGATTATCATTATAGAGTCCAACAGTAGTAATATATGTTTCTGGAGAGTCAATAAGAACGTCATGTCTTAGCTCACCTGAACCTGTAAGAATAGAAGGATTTGTACTATAGTTAAATTCACTGTTACGAGCTCTAGCAAATACAAAATTTGAAGATACTGTCTCTTGAGAAGATAGTTTAAAACTACCACCTGCTACTATGGCGTTAAAAAGTTTTTTAGGATTTTCGTCATTAGTATTAGTATTATTACCTGTACCTAAATTTAATCCACCATCAGTTACGGCTGCATCTAGTGTTGCTTCATTCAATAAAATAACACCAACATCAGGTAAAAGCTTACCATAACTACCTGAGTTAGAGACAGAAGCTGAGACGTTAGCTTTGAGTTCGTAAACTCTACCGGCATCTGTAAAGGTTTGAGTAGTAGTTGAAGTAGATGTATCAGAAAGAATAATAGTATCTGAACCGTTAGTAAGGGTTAGCTCTAGGCTACCAGGAAGAATCTTTTCTTTATATCTACCTCTATCAATAGAAAGTACGTAAAAGCTATCAGCTGAAAAGGTGTTAGTACCGGAGCCAAAAATGAAATCTGAGTCCTCATCTCCTAATACTAATGTTCTGTACTGACCGTAAACTGTATCAGAAGGTGATTTTCCAGCCACGGCGCTATCAAATAGTACTGTACCGGCTCCATTTTTATTAGCATATCCAACTGTAAATTGAATTTCTTCTCCTGAACCGGAAGGGTCTTGGTTAAAAACGTTTACGTAATAGTCTCCAGAAGTACTACTGTACTGAGTAGAAGAAGTATAGAAGGAAGAAAGAGTAGTTACATTACCGCTCCAAGCAGATGTAGTAACTGATTCTGCACTTATTAAAACGTCATCTGCATCAAATCTTTTGTACGACATGTCTCTTAGTTAGTTTTAGTAATAGTAACTGGAATGGATACTCTAGCTCCAGAATCTCTTCCTATTACGGTTAATGTTGTCTGTAGGTTTGTTCTTGTACCAAACAATGTGTTTACAGTTGTAGCTCTTAAGTTAATGCTAGTTCCAATAACTGTCTTTGATACGTTAGTACCTAAAGTAGTTGTACTGTTTAACTTTTGAGCTTCTGCAGTAGCTATACCTGTACCTGAGAAGTCGCCCATTAAACGTGCATCGGCTATAGTAGCTTGATATCCACCGTTTTCAAATACGGAAGTAGCGCCAAGGTAGTTTAACGTTTCAGGAGATATTGCAAGAGAAGCTCCTTGTTTAAGTGAAATAGAAGAATAGCCAAGATTAAGTATTGGCAATTTAGCTGTACCTCTTGGAAGAGTGGTAAGCTTGTACTTCATTATTTGAGTTTCATCTGGAAAGGCTTCAAGTACTGGCATGTTCTCGATAGCTTCACCATAGTAAGCTGAACCGGATGGATGAGAAGGGTTATAAAGAGTGTAGTCTATCTCGTCATCAGATAAAGCAAATTGTGTTATTTTGAATGAACCGTCTCCGCGGGCAAGTAACTCTCGTCCTTTTTTGGTTAAAATTGCGTCTACGGTTACAACAGAATTATTTAAGTATCCCATTTTTGTTTAATTTAATTGCTACTATATAATATAAATATGGTATATATG